CGATTATTAAGAAAATCGTGTCGGCAATACCAAAAATCATCGATGCCGTGCTTGGCACGTTGCTTGATGCTCTTCCAGAGATAATCAATGCGGGCATTACGCTCCTTACAGCACTTGTGGATGCGTTGCCTACAATTATTCAGACGATAGTGGAGGCAATCCCTCTCATTATCGATAGCATCTTAACCGCTGTAATCGAGGCGATTCCGCAGATTATTGACGCAGGCATACAGCTTATAACGGCACTCGTCGGGGCTTTGCCTGAAATCATTGAAACCATCGTGGCAGCAATACCCGAGATTATCAACGGCATCCTTACTGCAGTAATCGGTGCGATTCCGCTTCTTATCGAGGCGGGTGTGCAGCTTATTACTTCGCTTATCGGTGCTTTACCCACGATTGTGACAACGATAGTATCGGCTATTCCCGTTATTATTCAAGGTATTCTTGAAGCCGTAATTGGAGCAATTCCGCTGATTATCGATGCGGGTCTTACTCTCATTACCTCGCTTATAGGCGCACTCCCGGAAATCATCTTCACGATTGTAAACGCAATTCCGCAGATTGTTACGGGTATTATTGACACCTTGCTTGGTATGATTCCAATGCTCATTGAAACGGGTATCGAGCTTCTGGTTTCTCTTGTTGCCGAACTTCCGCAGATTATTACTACGATTGCCGGGTGCTTGCCCGAGCTTATCAGTGGCATAATCAACGGCCTGCTCGGTAGCATTGACAAATTCATAGAAGCGGGTGTTAGCCTCTTTATGAGCTTGATTACGAACCTTCCTGCAATCATTCTCGAACTTGTAAAAGCAATGCCACAGATTATTACCTCTTTGGTAGGCGCACTTATGAACGGGCTTGGCTCGTTTGTTGACGTCGGTGCAAACCTTGTAAAAGGTCTGTGGGAAGGCATACAAGGGCTTGCTGATTGGATTTGGGATAAGGTATCGAATTGGGCGGGTGACCTTTGGGATGGCATCTGTTCCTTCTTTGGCATAGCATCTCCCTCCAAGAAGATGGCGTGGGTCGGTGATATGCTTATGACGGGTCTTGCAGGCGGTATTGATGAAACCGCAGGTGAAGCCATCGACTCTGCTACGAGCATGGCAAACGACCTCAATGGTGTGTTTAATGACCTCTCTGCGGATTTGTCCACAACCTTGCCGAAGAATATTGACGTAAACGCACATAGCACTGTCGCAGGTGGAGCTATGGGTGGCTCAAACGGCTTCATTCTTCAGCTTAACATTCAAACTTTCAACAACTATACGAGCGAAGACATCAGCGAGTTGACTAACGAAATTATGGCAACCGCAGGGGCTTACGCACAAAGAAAAGGAGTGGTATTTGCATGAATTATTTTATTTATAATGGTATCAGTTCCAAGGATATGGGCGTTCGCATTAGCTCGAAGGACATCTTTTCCGCCCCCAAGTATGACTTGAAATTTCAGTCCATACCGGGGCGGGACGGTGACTTGATTTACTCCGAGGGCAGATACCCAAACACCTCGGTTTCTTATACCTGTTTTATCCCGGCAAAAAGCATTCAGGAGCTTGCCGATAAGGTGACTGCGATAAAGGGGTGGTTATATGCAGAACCCGACCGCTATCACACTTTGTCGGACAGCTATGATACTGCTTTTTTCCGAAGAGCTGTTTTCAACAACAAGCTCGATATTTCCGATGAAATCAATAAGATAGGGGTGTTTACGGTAAACTTTACTTGTCATCCTATGCGTTTTTCAAGCGTCGGACAAGTAAAGACCACCTACTCGAAGTCTCCAATTTCTTTGACAAACCCGTATGGTTTTACTGCAAAACCCTATCTGAAAATCAATGGCAAAGGCACGGGAACGCTCACAATTCAGTCGGCTTCTAGCAATAAGACGTGGAACTTTTCTACCCTTAACGGCTATACCGAATGCGACTCGGAGCTTATGAATTTCTATCACGACACGACCCTAAAAAATGACACCGTTAAGGGCGAGAGCTTTCCGCTATTCGCTCCCGGCAAAAACACGATTACTTTTAGTGGTGGTATCACGAGCATAGAGATTGTGCCAAGGTGGTGTTCATTATGATTCCTATTCTTTTTGGCGCAAACGATACGGATTTTTCTACGTATGGCATCGGCACGCTTGTGGACACCCTTTCGTGCCAAGTAACCGAGGAGAGGAACGGCGCATACGAGTGCGTTTTGACCTATCCTGTTACAGGACGTTTATACGCAGAGATACAGAAGGAGCGCTTAATCAAAGCCAAGCCAAATGACACCTCTGCAAATCAGATGTTCCGCATTTATAGAATTACGAAGCCCTTAAACGGCATCGTGAAAATATACGCACAACACATCTCTTATGACCTTACTACGATTGCTGCACCGATATGGAGTTCGACAGAAATACTCCCACAGTTGGCAATCAATGCTGTATTTGATAACGCACTGACACCGCATAACTTTACCTTCAAAACCGACTATCAAACGCAGAAGCCTTTTGCGGTAACCAAGCCGAAAAGCCTTCGTGCCGTTCTGGGTGGTGAGCAAGGTTCGGTTATTGACCTTTGGGGCGGTGAGTTTGAGTGGGATAACTTCAATGTTATTCACCACCAAGGCCGTGGCACGAACACCGGGGTTGTTATTGAATACGGCAAGAACCTCACAAACCTTGAAGCGGACTCCGATATTTCGGGCTTATACACAGACCTCTTGCCTTATGCGGTTACCACCGATAAAAACGACAAAGAGGTAGTTATCACGTTAAGTGAGCAGACCTTGCCTATTGCGAAGACCGAGCTAGTTCACTCCAAAACTCTCATCAAGGACTTTTCCGACTCCTTTGAGTCTGGCGAAGCAATGACCGAGGAAACCTTAAGAGCGAAGGCACAAACCTACCTTGAAAATAACCCATTGGGTGTTGAAAATCCTACAATCAAGGTGTCCTTCGAGCCTTTGTGGAAGCAGCCTGAATATTCGGCTTTGCTTGAGAGGGTTTCCCTTTGCGATAGGGTTACCATTAAGCACACGATTCTCGGTGTTACGGCAACGGCAAAGGTTATCACTACGGTTTACGATACCCTTGCAGAAAAGTATGTGTCCATCACGCTCGGCTCGGCAAAAAACACGCTTCTGAATACTATTTCCGAAACGAAAGATGCCGTAGAGAGCGCCACCGTAAAGGTTGACAGATTGCCGACTCTTATGAGCCACGCAATCGAGAAAGCCTCGAACCTTATCACGGGTCAAAGCGGTGGTTATGTGGTTCTCCATGGTGATGAAAACGGCTATCCTTACGAGCTGCTTGTAATGGATGCGCCTTCGATTGATGAAGCCGTGAATATTTGGCGTTGGAACGTGGGCGGACTTGGTTTTTCCAAGAAAGGCTACAACGGTCCCTACGAAACCGCAATCACGGCAGACGGTGCAATCGTGGCTGACTTCATTACCTCCGGCACGTTGGTGGCAAACATCATCAAGGCGGGTATTATTTCTTCAAAGGATGGTTCTTCCTATTGGAATATCGATACGGGAGAAATGTTCCTAAAGGCTTATGCAACAACGGAATCGGTAACCGAAGCTATCACCACAGTGGAAGAAAGGGCGGCAACTATCGAGAGCAATGTCAAGGGGCTGACTAGCACCGTAAGTTCCGTTACAAAGCGTGTCGAAAACAACGAAAAAGACATCGCAACCATTGAGGGCGATATCGTAGATATCGAGACCAATATTTCTACCCTTGAGCAGACGGCTTCGAGTATTGAAGCACGGGTTACCCAGAACGAAACGAACATCTCTTCCTTGACGGTTTCGGTGGGTCAAATCACGACTCGTGTCAGCAATGCCGAGGGCAATATCTCAACTCTTACGCAAACAGCAACAAGCCTTACCACGCGCATTACAAATGCCGAGGGGGATATCTCTGAAATCGAGCAAGACGTAACGAGTATTACTACAAGGGTTAGTACGGCAGAGGGCAACATCTCTTCGCTGACTACCGATGTCAACGGCATCAAAACCCGTGTGTCTAATGCGGAAGGTGATATTTCTTCGATCGAACAGAACGTAACGAGCATTACCTCTAGGGTTTCGACCGCTGAAGGCAATATCACTTCACTGACTACAAGCGTAAATGGTGTTACGAGCCGTGTATCTACGGCGGAAGGTAACATCTCAACTCTTACGCAAACGGTCAACGGACTAGCTTCCGATGTTGAAGATAACGCAGGAAATATCAGCTCTCTTTCGCAGACCGTTACGGGCATAAGCAGTACGGTAACGAGCCATACGGGTAGCATCTCTTCGCTTACCACTTCGGTAAACGGAATCAGCACTAGGGTTTCTACTGCTGAAGGCAATATCTCAACCATTACCCAAAGTGTATCAAGCCTTACCACGCGCCTTGAAACTGCCGAGGGGAATATTTCCACTCTTGAGCAGACGGCAACCTCGCTCTCTGCGAGTGTGGCATCAAAGGTAAGCTCATCGGGCGGTTCTTCTTCCTCTTTCGGTTGGAGCCTTACGAGCAGCGGATTCTACCTCTATTCCAACAGCAACACCGTAATGTCGGTAACAAAAGATGGGCTTTCTGTCAGCGGTTCGGTCACGGCAACTTCGGGAACGATTGGTGGCTTCACCATCGGTAGTTCGGCAATTTATAAAACTAAAACCGCATACAACAACACAACCGCTGGCGTGTATGTCGGAACGGACGGCATAGGTCTTGGCGCCGGGACTTTCTATGTTACCTCCGCAGGTTCTTTGTATGCTACAAGGGGAAAAATCGGCGGTATGAGCCTCACGGCAAGTCAGATGTATTCGGATAACTTTATTTTAGGTACTGTTTACGATGCAA